GAAGAGTTGCCCGTGTCCGATAAGATGTTAGCAGTATTCAAGCAGTATATTGATATGATGGGATTGCGATCGGGCGACTATGTTTTGTATCAGAAAGACCAGAAGAGAACCACATCCAATATCATCACGAAACGACTGAATAGTATTTTCGGTAAGAATGTCGGAGCGAGTATGTTGAGGCACATTTATCTGACTGACAAGTATTCGGAAGTGAAAGACGAACAACAGAAGGATAGCGATTTTATGTCGCATTCTCTCGGAACACAAAAAACATATATAGTAAAATAGATAGGAGAAATCGTGGAGAAAAGAAATAGAAAACTAACCAATCTATTATAGTATAAAACTAAAATAGATAGAATAAAACTAAATATATATGAAAATCATCAATAAATACAAGAATTATCAAGAAAATGAATAAAAAAGCAGTCTTTTACCGTATAAAATTATAATTTTATACGCTTATATGATAAAAAACGGATAAAACTATGTGAAAATCGTGAAAATCCTCTATTTGGAGAAAATGTAAGAAAAACGGAGAGAAAACTTTGAGAAATCAGACGGTCTGATATCCATATACGGTAGCATATACGGATTTTGTTGATGCCGAAATCGTTGCTTGTCGCACTACAACAATCTGAAATCGGATTAGAACACCATCAGTAATATATTCGTTCCCACTAAACACCGTAAATGCTTGTGTCCCACCAGAACTAGCATTGCTTGTTCCCGATGTGATTGTAAATGGTGTTGTCGCCAATGTATAATTATTTGTTTCTTCACGGATTTGAACTGATAATGTTGTTGTTAGAGTGTTTGTGAATGACCCACCATCTAATCCGATCATCGCATATAACGGGTAAAACCTACCCCAATTCGGCGTTCGTATTTGTGTTGATGTTCCAGTTGGCGACCACGCACCAGTCGTCGTCGTTGTTCCCGCACCGGTTGCGTTTGGTATAAGGCATGTTCCGAGAGGTAGTTGAAAAGATGCCAAACGATAATTAGTTGATGATGAACGACCTACGAAATAATCGTCTGCGTAAAAATTACCGACTGCGTTGATAGATGTATTTGTTAGTGTCGTCGTTCCGTTGGTCTGCGTGAAGCGGGTTGTCGGCGTATTATCCTGTAAAGAAATTGTCGCATTCCGCATCGTTGTGGATGCGTTCGTTTGTGTATATCTACGAACGCTTGAACTATCACTCAACCGAATAGTTGTGTTGATTATTTCAGTTGATATTTCATCTTGGTCGTAATGTAATTCATCAAAATCATCACGCATCTTTATATCAAATGATTTCAGTGTTAGAAGTCCAGCAGCACCGACACTTTCAACTCTGACAACCCCATTGTTGGCAGTGGATAGGTTCAGACCTCCTGTATCTCCTGTAATATTGACCGTTGTATTTGTGATATCGGTCTGTGATGCCGTTTGTTCGTATTTTACATCCAATGCTGCCGCCTGTAATTGTATCGTCGCATTTCTTATTTGTGTTTCAGTTGCGTTCTGTGTAAATCGCAGTTGTCCTCCACTGTTTATACTTGTCGCCGTATTGTTTAGTGTCGTTGATGCTGACAATAGTGATATTTTAGGGTCTGATGCGATTTGTAGAGTTGTTCCTCCCGTATTGTTTAGTGTCGTTGTGGTCGCATTCGTTGTTATCTTGTTAGTCCCGCCCGATCGGATATTGGTTGTTGTATTATCCAGTGTTGTCGCCGTTGATGAAATCGCCACTTTGTTATCTACACCAGACACGATATTCGTGGTATTATTTGTTAGCGTTGTATCTGTTGATGAAATCGCTACTTTGTTATTTACACCAGACACGATATTTGTGGTATCATTGGTTAGCGTAGTATCTGCCGATGTTATCGCAACTTTGTTAGTCCCTGATACGATATTCGTGGTATCGTTTGTTAGCGTGGTTGTCGTTCCTGAAATAGATGCTTTTGTATTCGCACCTGACACGATATTCGTTGTCGTATTTGTTAGCGTGGTTGCCGTATTTGTTATTAGTGATTTTGTATTCGCTCCGATATCCTGTGTAATACTTCCCGCTGTTGGTGCGTCCAACGCTACACTACCTGATGATACTATTATTCCTGATGTTCCGGCGACATCGGCAATAAACACATTATTATTTTGTATAGTTGATTGCGTTGCGTTATGCTGATATTTCGCAGTTCCACTGAAAGAGTTCAACGCTAAACCATCACTATTTATACTAACTGTCGTTCCAACAATTGTCGTATCGGCATTATCAACTGCTAAAACTCCTGTGATTGTCTTATCGCCCGTTATCGTTTGTGTTCCCGCTTTGAATACAACAGTGTCGTTTAGCGTTGCTATTTCCTCGTTTATGGTTGTGAAGTCATCACCACCAATCATAGACAATCCGTTGTTTAGTGTGAAATCCATTATATAATATCTAATATATCTGTATATAATAAAATGGAAGACCCGACTATTTCCGACCTTGCTACTGCCGCTCAATCGGCATACGACCAGACTACCGCACCAGATAATTATACCCGTGTGGATGAGTTGTCATCGCCCGACATCTCTACTTTTCGCCACAATACAAACCCTCATTATATTATCAGTCATCGGGGAACTGACTTTTCTGATGCTAAATCTATTCGCAAAGATGTTCGGGCGGACTTGAATATCGCCCTCGGAAATCGGGCGGGAGATGTGCTACATAAACGCCGCACGAAGAAGACCGAACAAATCATAAAGAAAATCCAGAAGAAAGAACCCGCCCACGAAATCCATCTGACGGGACATTCACTTGCCGGTTCAACAACCGCACACGCATTAGCGACATCTCCACTCGTTCGTTCATCAGTAAAATCACTCAATACATTCAACTCGGGTAGTAGTGCGTTTCAGAAACAACCCGATGTTTCGCCCGAAGTCCGTAAGGAGATAGAAGCGAAAAGCGTTCATCATCGTGTAATCGGCGATGAAATATCAGCACACACAAAATCCAGTCTGATCGGAAAGACGAAGACTTACAAATCTACTAAAAAACCTACTGTGTCGCAACATCTATTAGCGATGGCGACCCCGTTGATGAAAAAAACCTTTGCGGGACGATTGTTGTCATTCGGGGCAAATAAGGCATTAGGAACAATGGAAAGTCATTCCTTATCTCACTTTATAAAATCTAAAAAATAAAATCTATATACATTGTATATAATGTTTCCAATGGGTTCTCTACCGTTATCTGCTATCGCCTCTATGGGCGGAAACGACCCGAAATCACTCCTCCGTTTCGCCAGTCAGAACCCCGCCCTTGTTAGCGGTATTGCGGGGCAGATTGCCCGTAATCCGAAGATGGCGACTGACTTGGCGACGAAGATGGCGGGTAAGGCGAAGATGCCGAAAGCACCGAAAGTTGATATGGGTTATCTGATGAGGCAGGAGCAGCGTATCCCGATGCTGCGTGGTCGTGCTATGGAGGTCGCCAGTAAGGCGGGAATTACCCCGATGCTCGGAAAGTTTTAGGGCGACCCGTCGCTACTCGTATCCACGAACAACTCCGTTGATGATGACGACGCAACCAACGGAGTATCGGGCAACTCTGACAGTTTGTCCTCTATTTTCTTTTTTAGTATATATGAAGTTTCTATCAATTTCGTATATCTAGTCCAACAGTCAGCAAGGAATATTTTTTCTTCTCCTGCTCTCTTCTGCTTATCCAGTGCGAGGTATTTGTATATATCTATTGACAGCACATAGAAGTCCTTTGAACCGACCAACTCCACCTCCATCTGTCGTGTTATCTGATAAAACATTTCTATGCTTCCTATGATGCCGACGAGTAATGACAGAAACATATTTAGCAGACTGACATAGGTCTGCGACATAAAACCTGTGAGTGAAACTGCCGCCACGCTATTCACGGACGAAATTACTAAAATCGGGATACGATAGTATTTTAGGCGTGATTTCAGAGTGATATAACGCTTTCTATGGTAAGCGGATAGTAAGGACGCATTAGTCCGTATTCGGTCTAAAATCCGATCAACATCATTCATAATATATAGATACATATTATATGAACGAAGAACTCCCGATTGAAGAACCACCACCGAAATGTTTGACGAAGAAACGAAAGTTGTGTCTGACAGAGAGAAAAACTCTGAAAATCCGCCGTGATTTGGAACAAGTTTCGCAGAAGGCGGAAGAGTTTAGGCGAAAGTTAGCGGACGGACTAAAAATTGAAATTGGATATAAAGGTATTTAGATATATCTATGTGTATAATATAGATATGCCTTACGCAAACAAAGAAGACCAGAAAGCATGTTATGCCCGTTGGCGGGAGAAGAACCCTGACCGGTATAAGCATCATTATGAGAAACAGAATGCGAAGAAGGAAACCGTCAGACCCCGACAGACCGCCGAAGAGAAAATCGCCAGAGCAGAGAAAGCGGTGGCGGATGCGACCGCCCGTTTAGCAATCCTAACACAAAAATCTGCCGCAAAATTGATTTCAGAAACGCCCAATCCTGAATGAGGGATTTTATTTAGGAAGAAAATTGATATAGATATATTATCTTTATATAAGATATATCTATGAATACTATGATGAACCTGTTTAGCGAACCTACCTACCCGATTACGAAAACCGAGATGTTTGACGAGGAAACGATGAAAGGACTGCTTACTGACGAGATGTTCGCCAAGGCAGACCGAGAACGCCTGTCGTGGTATAACAAGCATCGGATCGGAGCGGGGCGTGTTTTGGTATCTTACAAGTTGGCGGATGGATGTGAAGAGCATAAGTTAGGAAGACTATTCGCCGAGAACTCCGTTGGAGTGGCGGCGTGGAGATTTGATATGAGAAACCCGTTAGGTGCGAAGTTTTATTGGGACATTGATATGGAAAACTGTCATTATCGCATCGCCGAAAAATATTGTGTTGATAACAACCTGCCGCACGGCAAGATTTCCGATTATATTCAGAACCGTAAAGCGGTTATGGCGATGTCATCATCCAACAAGTGGAAGGCGAAGATAGAGTTTTTGAAGTGTCTGTATGGCGGCAACATCAAGTTATATAACGATAATTACAATGAGGTAGAGGGCGACATTACGGTGGATGGGAACAAGTATTTGGTAGAGTTGTCATCCGAGGTTCGGATGATTAGCGAACACATTTGGATGACGCATCAGCACCTCCATAAGCATAAGTCGGGCGGGAAAGGTGCGGTGGCGATGAATAAGAAACCGAACCCGAAGGCATCGCTACAAGCGTTGATATTTCAGACGACCGAGCGTAAAATGTTGATGGGATTAGACCGCATTTTGGCGAGGTATAATCGTAAGATGGCGGTTCTTATCCACGACGGCGGATGGGTTGAGAAGTTGGAAGGCGAAACGCAATTTGATACCGATCTAATGATTACATTGATGACCGAGATGTCGTTGATGTTCGGAATGACCGTTGTGTTAGCACAGAAACCGATAGAACACGATTGGAAACCGAAGGAGAGTTCGGGTTCGCCGTATGAGATTATGAAGCGTGTATTTGAGAAGCGACACGCCATCATCGGCGGCAATCTGATGATTAGACACGAGGACGGTGTCCGTGAGATGGTGAAGTTGAAGAAGAACGATGAGCGGTTCATTCATCTGAATTGGATGGATGACAGCGGGACACGACCCGTCAAGAAGTATTTCTATGCCGAGTGGTTGGAAGACAAGTCAGTCAAGCGTTATGACCGCATTGACTTTATGCCCGATCGCACCAAGTGTCCCGACAGCGTTTATAATTTGTTTGACGGGTTCGCCGCCGAGAAGCACGAGCAGAAGGTTTTCACCGAGGAGGAGATGGACGCTTTGATGAAACCTATTCGTCGTCATCTGAACCTACTCACGGGTGGGAATGGCGGTTGGGTGTTGGATTGGTTGGCGAATATCATCCAAGACCCGATGCGTCGCAGTGAGGTCGCCCCGCTTATTCGTGATGAAGGCAGTCTGTTGTTGTCGGGCGGCGGGACGGGCAAATCGTCTATGTTGGATTGGATTATGACTGAAATCATCGGCGAGAAATACTGTTTGTCCGTAGCGAACAACGACGATATCTATGACAGTTTCAACGCCCGATTAGAAGGCAAGTTATTGGTCGTCGTAGAAGAAACGGGCGGCGACACCAATTTCAAGAATAAGGATACTCTGAAACAGAAGATTACGCAGAAGAAACAGTATGTGAATAAGAAGGGCATTGAAAGTTATGAAGTGAATGACTACTCCCGATGGATGTTCTTTACTAACAATCGTAATCCGCTACGCACCGATCGGAGGTTCGCCGTCTTTGATACCGATAACCGTAAGCGTGGAAACGAGGCGTATTTCACCAAACTGTTCGCTCATATAGGACAGACTGATGTCAAGGTCGCATTCTTCCAACATTTGAAAAATATGGTGGATATTCCGAAGACCCCGATTGAATGGTATAAGAGTATCCCGATTACCGACGCACTCCGTGATGTGATGTTGATGAACGCCTCACCAATGGTGAAGTGGATTGTCAGTTGTTTGTATAAGAAGTCGCTCACTGACGATTATGTCGCTAACCTCTACGAGAAATATACTGACTGGGTTCAGACCTATCGTGAAACCAAAGAACCGATGACCTGTCAGATGTTCGGTCGGGCGTTGGAACGCAGCGACGAAGTCGGACAAGTCGGCGACAAGACCCGCACGAATAGAGGTCAGTTATGGCGTTGGAATGTAGCGAGTGTTGTAAAGCATTTGAAAGAACAGAAGTTTATTGATGCCGAGTTTGATTATAATCTGACAATCCAAGTGGCGAAGGATATGGTAGTCAGTGATTAGTGTATGATATTTCATATTAGTGTATGATATTTCATTTTTGTGTATGATATTTTTTTCTCCTAAATTATCCTACACTCACCCGTATATGGTGTCATTGTATGTATTACATATAAAATATTACAGCATAACTATGGAGTGTGTAGGATTAGTGTAGGAAGTGTAGGATATTACGGATATTTCACTATTTTTGAAAAGTTGAGAACCCAAATGAAAAATAAAAAAAGTTTTAGAAAGTCCTACTATGGATATTTTTCTGTTTTTCCGACATATCATACACTTCCATCATTTCCAACACCGATCGGAAAATTGATTGTGAAATAGGGTCGGGATTTTGTGTTAGACCGTGGAAAATTGAAACTGATAAAATCCCTCATAAAGGACAGCATATCAGCAGTAAAACAAGTAAAACAAAATGGAAAGTATCAGCAACGACATTATGTGGTTTATCGTGGAGCAGCAGAGGCAATCGTTCTTAGATAATTGTGAAAGCGAAGTATCTCATTGGATAAGAGAGCGACTGGAAGAGCAAGACTGGGAGACATTGGAAGACATCATAGAAGAAGATTTATATTGGGAGCATGTTATTACGAAAGTGTTGTATAAACTGGTAAAACAAGACGGAGAAAGATTTTCCGAGTTATTATATCACAATCTACAAATCCAACACCGATCGGACAGACAGTGGATGTGCGAGATGATTATAAAGAGAGTGAAGGAGGCGATAATTCACGAGTAATAGTAGGATAAAAATGTGTATAGTATTTATATAATGGAGTTATACAACGCCGATTGTTTAGTGAAACTGAAAGACCTTTCAGCAAGTAGCGTGGATTGCGTCGTATTGGATTTGCCTTACGGGACGACTGACTGTGCGTGGGACACGAAGATTGATTTAGCAAAGTTATGGGAACAACTATTGCGAGTAGGCAAAGAGAGAACCGCCTATTTCTTTTTTTGTGATTTCCGATTGGGTGTTGAAATAGTGAATAGTAATCCGAAGATGTATAAACAAGATTTGGTATGGGACAAGCAGGTGGCGAGTAATCCGTTGTTGGCGTTGAAGAGGATACGGACATCACACGAGAACATATTGGTATTTTATAAGAAACCGCCCGTGTTCCAATGGGCGAAATATCACACGGCAACAAAATATAAGCAAAAACCACAAGATACAGCATATGGTGGAACATTAGGAGATACGAAAATGTTATCCATAGGCACAAAATACGAACCGAAACTACCCGTCAGTGTTATAAAACACGATGAGGAAGAATGGGGCGGATGCCTACCAAACGATAAGATGTTAGGACAATGTGGGAATACATACGAACCGAGATTGCCCGTCAGCGTTATGACATATACAGGACTGAAAGGAAAGAAACGAAAGCATCCAACGGAGAAACCGATCGCACTATTGGAGCATCTGATAAAATACTATACGGCGGATGATGCGGTTGTATTAGACCCGACGATGGGTAGTGGGACTACGGGACAGGCATGTAAAAATCTCGGAAGGCGGTTCATCGGAATAGAATTGGATAAGGCGATATACGACATAGCAGTGGAACGGTTAGGAACAGAAGAAAAAAATCCGACACAATCTGACAAAGTTTTGTGTTAGACCTCACAAAATTGATTGTAAAAAAGGGATTTCATAATACAGCATCTAAACACAAAACAACAACAACAAGATGACGACGAGATACACCATCAAGCAGTTCGCCCAAAAGAAGTTCGCAGAGAAGGGCAAGAAACTAATCATTCCGGCGAAGTATGTGAATGAAAGGTATTCCGAGTATGCGATACTGATAACCTCCGAGGACGACTTTACGGAGTGTTGTAATAGGTTGAAGGGCAAGAGCATTGAGGAGATATTGCCGAAACTGATTGCGATTACCCGAAACATTATGAAGTATTCGGATAAGGAGTTGAACGAACATTACGAGGCGAACAATCAGGCGTTCAAGGATTGGGGCGACGATGTGATATTGTTTTACATCCACAGGTCGGCGATTGACGACCATTGGGCGGAGAAGAACCCGATCAGGATGATGTGGGATTAGGATATAAAGGATTGAGTAGATATCATATAATGTATGAAATCCACAAAGGACACATTTTGACGGGGTGGGTGTTTTTGGATGCGATAATGGATTTTGATAAAAAGTTTGAGGAGGATATGCGACGGGCGGGAATGGAAGAAGAAGATATAAAAAAAATATTATTGAATGTCAGACTGATGAGGATACCACGCAAGGAATGGACTACCAAAAACGAATGGTATATTTCCAACATCATCAGTTATGTCATTTTTTATTTGGGACACAACCAAAATCATTTGGAGAAGATTATGTCGGAGATTGAAAAGAGAAGCAGGGCGGAACTGAATACGAATGTGATGACATCCGATGAGTATATGACATATAGAAGGACGCAATTTGAGTTGCGGCGTATTATCCAATATGCGTGGGATAAGCGATCGGATTGTGAGATGACATTTTCGGAGAATGGAACAATTACGATTTCATAAAATATAGGCGTATAATATATAAGAATGGGCGGCGGAGTTCATAGCAAACCAATGACTATTGCCGATATGGCGGCAGCAGCACACGAAGGATTTACCGAAATGATGGGACGACAGGATGATGTCAGAAGGAGAGTAGAAGACGGATTACGAGGAACACCAGCGGCGAACGCAAATCTACGAAGAGAGTTAGAACGAAGTGCTTATCAACGAGCAAATAGATTACGACAGGCAGCATTAGAAACAGTCGCAGATGAGGCGGCAATAACAGCGAGGGCAGCAGATATTATAAACCAAGCACCGCCACAGGTAGCACAGTTAGCAGGAGGAGCGACAGGAGCAGTCCAAAATGCTATGCCAGTTGATATTATGGACGATATTCCTATGATGATGAGCGGAATGATGACTGCGAATATACCACAGGCATCGGTCGTAGGAGTAGGAGAGAGAGCAAAACGAATAATGCGAGAGGTAGATAATTTAGATAGTCAGTTGAGAGGATACAGAAAGTGATTAGTAGTTCCGATATTCATTAGTGTCATCATATTCTACGATACCCTCATAGACAAACTCCTCTATGGTCGGCGTATGACAATAGCAGCAGCGGATTACTTTATAAGGCACACCGTTTTTTGTATGACGGATCGGATAGTTCGGAAGGACGACTGAATATAAGCACTGCGAACACAGACAGATATTTACATAGCACGAATGACATTTGTAGGCAACATCGTCTAAAACATCCAACTTACACATATAGCATTTATCCATTTTCTATAATGTGATGATAATATATCATTATATTATATATGATTATCGCCAAGAGTGAAAAACCCGAGAAGCGTTTGAAGGCGACATTCGCCGACGGAAAGACCATCCATTTCGGAGCGAAGAATGGAACGACTTACATAGATGGAGCGACGGCAGACCAACGGAAGAATTGGATAGCACGACACCGAGTGCGGGAAAATTGGAACAATCCACGGACGGCAGGTGCGTTATCACGGTATCTGTTATGGGGCGACACACGGAGTTTAGAAACAAATCATTCCCGTTTTATGGATCGGTTTTCTATCCGTTGATGAGTTTTCATCGCCCCGTATATTCCGAATGTGAGGACATCCAAAATAAGTTGTGTGAAACTGATATACGAATACCACGGCATTATATATAGATGGTAGAGTTTTTGTTCGTCGTAGTATTATACTGTTTAGTAAAATATCCGTATTAGTTATATGACAGAATACGCCAAAATAAAGCGAGAACTATTTAGGACGAGTATGCCCGATAATCTGAAAAAGGCATTCATCATTTTGGTTCAACAACATCCAGCATTAGGACAGTCCGATAAGGATTTCGTATGTGAAAATATCAACCACTACGAGGACATAGACGAAGTCAGTCGCACCGATGTTATGGATGTTTTAGACGGAATGGATATGTTTGTTGTCCGAAAATAAAATCCCTATATATAGAAATGACAGTTTTTATCTACCGATTGTTTAGCGAGAAATGCCCGAACTCATGCTATGTGGGAAGCACCGAGAGAACCCTAAAATACCGATTGAGGAAACACAAGGACAAATCGTATGAAGCACCGAACCGTCGGATATACAAAAAGGTGTTTGAGAGTGGAGGATGGTTTGATTGGGAGATAGAGGTTTTAGAAACGATTGAAACTGATAACCGACTGACGAGGTTAGCGAGAGAACAGTTTTGGATGGATGAGATAAACCCCGATATGAATAGTATCAGATGTTTAGGATAAAATTATCTACATATAGAATATATAGATAATGGATTTTGAGGATACTCTTACCGAACAACCCGACGAGATGCCGAACGCTATTGAGAAACCGAAGCGTAAGGTCAGCGAGAAGCAGTTGGCGGCACTGTCTGCCGCCCGTGAAAAGCGTAAGACGAAGACGAACGCATTGGATAAGGCGAAGGCGATTGTCGCCCCGCCTCCGCCCGTGTTAGTCCGAAACCCCGTTCCCGAGTTTGTTGAACCCGCTCCGAAGAAGAAGGCAGCACCGAAGAAGAAACCCGCCGCCCCGCCACCTACGGTAATCCAATTTCAGGATAGCGATGATGACAGCGACGGTAGCGATGGTTCGCCACCCGCACCGACGATTGTCATTCGTCGTCCTCCACGACGCAAGACCGAGCAACCCGCACCCGAACCCGTCCAAGTTTATGAACCGAGGCAATATATTCGGAGGGCATATTAGAAAATATAAGTATATGATATATGAACCATTCCAATACCCGATCGTCGTCTAAAATATTTCTGTCCTCCGCAGGAACAAATCAGGTGGTGAATAGTTCCACACTGAATACGGACATAACATTTTATTTTGACCCGATACTCTTACCATCGTATGATAAAAGTCATCTAGTTTTAGGATTGGAACAGGCATCTATTCCAGTCAGCATCAATATGATAAACAGCAAGAACAACGAGATGACAATCAGCGGTCAGTCATATACCATTCCACCAGGAAATTACACAATAACACAGATGATAACTTATTTGAACTCTGTGAATGCTACCATCCAGTTTGAATACAATACACAATTTACAACGACTAACAAAATCACAGCGACCATTACTCCGACTGCTTCCGTTATCATAACGGGTAGTGCGTCTAGTATTTTAGGGTTCGTGAATGGGACATATTCCAATCCGTATATTTTTACGAATGTCGTCAATCTGACATCCACCACGGGCATCATTATTCAGATAGAGAACATCACTACGACGAACCGAGATAATTCGGGTAGGACAGGTGCGACATTAGCACGATTACCGATCACATGCCCTCCTCTGCGTATTTTACAGTATTTCAACGCCACACCGTTCTATACACAAATAGCGAACCGAGAACTCACTTATCTACGCATCCGACTACTCAACGATGATTACTCACAGTTGGTATTAGAAGGAAATCCAAATTGGTTTATCGTTGTCCGTTGCGACTATTCGGAGAAAGAAGCACCAACCGAATTACCGAACGAGTTTCGCACGATGCGACGCAATATGGCGACACAGCAAATGGAGGCGGATTTGGCACTCCAACAAGAACCAATGTCTAAAAAATAATAATGTAATGTTATGATATATAATGGGTATTCTACGCCAGTTTGAAAAGTTTGGAGGTAATCTAAAACGAGCATTTTCACCGAAGAACATAGAGCGTGGTTTTCGGAGATTTGGCGACACCATAGTCCGTGATGTTTTGCCCGTCGCCGAAAAGATTGCGGGAGGTATCAAGACCGTAGCACAGTATGCCGCACCAGTTCTGTTAGCATCAGGTATTGGAGCGGAGTTTGCCCCGATAGCATTAGGTATCGGAGCGGTAGCGGGTGCGGCGGAAAAGGGTATCCACACGGGTAGGAAAATCATCAAGGTCGCAGGACAGGCGAAAAAGTTCTCCGATCGCCCGTCGTTAGAAAAAGGTAAGATGGTAGCGTCAGGAGTATTAGATATAGGCAGTGGTTTAGTTCCACAGGGCGACCTACTCCGAAAAGGCGTAAAAGGAGCATTCGGAGTATAATAATATATAGTTATATCATATAATGCCAGTCCGAGAAATCGCCAAATACCAGCAGACATTCCACGGAACAGCGGATGATAATGAGTTTACTTTTCAGTTTTATCGTGTGTATAAGCGTAATCAGCAAAACAAGTTCCGAGTGCGTGTAGTCCAGTTATCAGACCATCGGGATAGTAAAGTTGATACACTTCCACACGCATATTTCGCACAGGATTTGACAAATGGAACAGCGATATATAGCGAAGAACCAACAACAACCTCAACATCAGTTTTATCAGCAAATCCGACAGGTATGATAAGCAATGAGTTTTGTTTAGGCGTAGTTGCCCCGACATATTTCGGAGGGACGGTTCAGACAACAACATCGGGGCAGACACAGTATATCGCACCGGAGTTTATTATGGATGAAATCAGCACCAGTCCGTTTATTGTCGGGTATAGGACTATTGGAACAAGTGCCTACGCAACAACAAATGTCGGATTTTTGATTGTGTTTGAGATTACGGAAATAGAAGAAGTTCCGTATTAGATTATCTACTATTATTATATAATGGATAATTACCGTTTAGACGAAGTCGCATCCCGATTTGATGAACCCGCCGAAGATGATACCCGTGTAGCATATGAGGCAAGGACGAAAGATACCATCGCCAAAATGGAAGAACGAATTAGGAAGTTGGAGGAACGAATAAATCTGATGTTGGCGTTGAAAGGAAATCATCTAGACTTATCCAAGTTCTGTTTTGACCTTCCGCCATTATGAAAATATTTTTATCTAACGCTACATTATATAATGGCATCCTATGTTCCCGTAATCTCCCGTGAAATTGACCTCACAGAGTATAAGGGCGTTCAACCCGGACGCTCACGCAGAATTAGCGTCCAACCCGACAATCTCTCCTCGTATCAGTCGTCGTCCTCTACCTCGGATATCTTCTTTTCTATCCCATCCAGCAGGAACTCTTTCATCCAGACCACGGCGACGCAGTTGTGCTTCAATGTCCTCGCCAATGCGACATTCTCTACCGCTACCACGGGAAGTCTTTCCAACGGATCGGGTTCGTCCATCATTCAGGCGATGGAAGTCGTTATTCAGAACCAGCAAATTGAGAACCTTTTGAATTACAATGTGTATGCGGCGATTATTGAGGACTTACAACCGCTATCTAGGACTGTCGGTGTCGGGTCTATCATTACGGGAGCGACTACCACTCTGAAAGCGGGTGCTACGATTACAGGAGCGACCACTGTTGATGGAACTGCCGTCAGGTGTGTCCTCCCGCTTTACTCGGGAGTTCTCGGAGTTGGAGCGGAGCAGTTCTGTCCGATGGTTGATGGTATGCGTGTGAAACTCACACTCGCCCCGACGCTTACCGCCCTCACCTTTGCGAATGACACCGCTATGACTGCGAACAGTTATAAACTCTCCAATATCCAACTCCAATTGGAGGTTATGGATTTTGACAGTGCTACGATGTCGGCACTCGTCGCACAGGGCGGAGGTATTCTGAAACAGCATATGCTGTGTGTGAATAATTATCAGGCAACTTTACCCGCTTCTACGGCGAACAGCATTCTTATTCCCGCCCGTTTTTCGTCAGTGAAAGGACTTCTGACATCCTTCCGTTTATCCACTAATATATCCGCCCCGACTACGGAGAATGTTCCCGGCGATCGGGTTCTGCCCCAGATAAAGGATTATTTCTTCACGGTGGATGGAGCGAATGTTCCCAGTGTTCCCGTTCAGGTCGCCTCCTCTGCTACCGTCGTATTCGCCGGTGAGGCGTTGTCGGAGGTTATGAAAGTGTTCGGAGCGTCTAACTCCGCCCAGTTTGAGGTTGTGTTCTCCAAGACGACTTATGAAAATCTCACGGGGTCTTCCATTACGGGTTCGTTCCTCATCGGTCAGAACTTTGAAAGTCAGGACAGTGCGGGGTCTGCCCTCATTTCGGGTCGTGATTTGAACTCTTCCAATGTTTATCTCAACCTTACGCACTACGAAACATGCCTAGCGTGTGTTGTAGATACCTTCGCACTGTATGATGTCGTGGTTTCTTATAATATGATGGACGGAAGTGTTTCTATGAGTAAGTAAATATATAGACCTATTATAAATGGTATATACCTATAAACAACGGTTCAACCAGAAGTATGGGTTTCCGAAAGACGAACCACATTCGCTGAAAGATATAGCGAAAATCACGGGATACAAATTGTCGGGATTACAGACCATTTTTGATAAGGGTATCGGAGCATACAAAACAAATCCAGAGAGTGTCAGACCACAAGTCCGATCGCCAGAGCAATGGGCGTTCGCAAGACTATATGCGGCATTAGACCCGTCCTCCAAGGCATACCAAGTAGATAAAACACATCTGATAAAGAAATAATTATATACCGATAATATAGATAAGCAAAATGAAAATAGAAAAGGTCGCCGAGAGCAATCTCACTATAAAACCGACGAGGCAAAACATAGATGACAATTTAGGAGTTCCGCCACCGTTTCCGAATAAGAACAGTGTAATTTTTATAAGCGGCGGACAGGGCACGGGAAAAAGCACATTCATAACAAATCTATTCAAGGCGAAAGGAGCGAACCGTATATACAGAAAAGTATTTGATACGGTAATGTATGCGACACCAGAGGAAGTCTTTACGAGTGAGGAGGACAATATTTTCAAGGGTCATCCAAGAGTATATCACGACCTATCACCCGAAACATTCAAGACCATAATAGAAGCGGCAGTAGAAACGAAAGCAGATGGCGGAAATAGCATTTTGGTAATTGATGATTTTTCAGAGCAACTGAAATTGAAACAGACCGAGTATATGCTGCGGAAACTCATCAACAAGCACAGGCATATGAAGTTGAATATCGTAATTTCGGCACTCAACCAAAAAGCAATGAATAGAAATCTACGAAGTCTTTTAGATGTAGTCGTTCTTTTCAAACCCAAATCTATGATAGAAACGGATAATTTCGGCGAGGAAGTATTCGGACTGAACCGAGCAGATACGAAAACTCTCTTTGATTATGTATTTGATAAACCGTATAACTTTCTGATGTATAACGCACGGACGAACACATTTTACAAAAACTTTGACGAACTAAAAATAGACAGAAATGAATAATTATATATATATGTATTATATATATAATGCCGCCGAAGGAGAAGAAGACGAAGAAACCGAAGAAGACTGTTCCGAAGAAGAGGAGAACGAAGAAACCGACTATAACGCAGATACAGGAACTGCCCCGTCTTCCAACGGGTTTCAACCGTGATATTCCGATGGGTGGAGCGGGAGGCAGTAGTAATCTATTAGCGGCATTAGCATCAAGACCGCCGCCTCCCGCTACTCCGATACAGACACCCGACCAGTTTCAGATTTTGAGGGAACAGTCCCGTCAGGCGAAAGTGATTGATTTAGTGATAGAGGAACAAGAAGCAAGTAGGCGTGGAAGACCAACGGATGCCGTTTTAGCACAGCGTTTAGGAACAACGGTGGAACAACTCCGAGCAGACCGTCTATTGAGGAGGGCGGCGGGATTTTCTACTATGCCGTTGGAGCAGACCCGTTTATCCGATATGGCGGGGTCTATTACTGAACCTTTGTCGCAACCAATGCCGCAGGAGAGTTATGACCCGCTGACACCATCTCCGAATATCAAGAAAGCGAGTAGAGGTAGGAAGGCAAAAATAACAGGCGATTTATTATTAGTCCCGCCCGATACCGCCCCGCCGAATATCGGAACAGGAGCGACATTTGCGGGAGGAGCACCCGTCAGACAACAGGGTTTAGATATGACACCCGACGGGCGATTGCGTGGTGCTGTTTATGATAGACAGGAGATCGGGGCGGATACCGATACCACCGTGTTTATGGGATAGTGTATGATATGGACGATTATTAGCAATCCATATCGTATAGGACTGATGGACTTCTTTTTATTTTACTTCCTCATCGGTCTATATTTTTACTTTTATGCGATTATCATACACTTCATACACTTCCTACACCAGTAGAAAACCCTATAAAAATATCTATGTTTAGTATATATATAATGTCAGACGCATTCACGAAGAAGTTGGAGAAGCAGTTGGAAGGATTATCGGAAAAGTCCATTCAGATGTATATGACAAAACTACGCATCCTAAACGGAAACCAACCGTTCAAGAGTTTAGCGTTTGTCAAGAACACCAAGGCGATAAAAGAGAAACTGATGAGTATTCAGAATGACAATACCCGTAAGTCATATGTAGCGAGTATTGTTGCCGTCCTCAACCGTCAAGAAGATGCGGCGAGTAAGAAGGCGAATGATATCTACAAGACGATGTTCGCAAAGGAGAGAAACATTTTCAGTGAGAAAGTGGCGACGGGTGAGAAGTCCGAAACGCAAGAAAAGAATTGGATGTCGCAAAACCAAGTAATGGAAATCTATTCCGCATTGGATAAACAAGTCCAAGATATAGATAACAAAACGAAACTGACCGAGAAGGAGAAGAAGTTGGTAGAGGATTGGTTGCTGTTGTCGCTGTATGTCCTCCAACCTCCAAGACGCAACGCAGACTATTATATGATGCGGTTCGGTATGGGCGATGACCCGAACTACAACTATGTTTGTTTAGAGAAAGGCATGTATAAGTTCAACAATTTCAAGACCAAGAAGAGCGGGTCGGAAGAGTTGCCCGTGCCAGAAAAGATGTTATCTGTATTCAAGCAGTATATTGATATGATGGGATTGCGATCGGGCGACTATGTTTTGTATCAGAAAGACCAGAAGAGAACCACATCCAATATCATCACGAAACGACTGA